AATCTGGACGCTGTTGCCCGTGATGTCACCATTGGTTTCAATAGTCCGGCACGCTGGCATCTGCACCGTAACGCGCACGCGGTCAACATCAACATCAGTGACCGTCCTGGTAACTGCTGCCGTAAATGATGCCTCTACGTTGACTCCCTTCTCAAGCTCTGTGCCATTTGTGTTGGGGATATACGTTTGCGCTTGCGTACCATTCCGGGTAACAAGTGTATAGCCGCTAAAGTTATCCGCTCCAGCACTGCTTTGAATTGGTGTGCCATCAAGATAGATACCCTTGGCGCCGCCTTCAATGCCTTCTATTTCACCTTCACTGAGCAAATCCAGCACACTGCCATATTGGACTGACTGGAGCGAATCGTCCGATTCCGTTGCGACATAAGACTGGCCACCGCCTCCGCCGCCGCCTTTACCGCCGCCACCGCCGCCACCGCCAGAACCTTGAATGTATGTCATACGAGTTGATCCACGTCAAGACCGCTGCTGATCACAGCAGATCCGATGTAGCACCGACCATAGCAAATCGGAACCGGCATCCCCTGCTGCACCGTATTGGTGATACCAGAGAACGTAAACGACTCGAGCCGCGCCGCTTCTTTGCCGCGTTCAAGGCCGGAAAATGTTGGGGTAGGTGACAGCATTTGAGCGACGCCGCCCAGCACAAGGCTGGCGCCAATTCCAAACAGCGCAGTGCTCAAGAATGGCAGCGTTGCTCCAGCAGCGGCTGCACCTCCAAACAAGCCTCCTGCCGCACCTACGCCAGCCAAGGCAGAACCTGCGCCAAAACTGATAAATGACAACGCCACCAAGCCGATGCCAGCCAGGATCTGCCCTGCACCCTGACCAGCACCTGTGATCACAGGCGTGATGCTGAACACGTCGCGCTCACTCCATGGCAGCAGCAAGGCGGCAGCTTCAGCTTCACCGATCCGCTCCTTACCGATCGTGACCCGATAGCCGACGCCATCCTGCTCGCTATCAATCAGCCACTTGTCCAGGCCGGGGAAGTTGGCGCACAATGCCTTGATGGCCTGAGCAGGCGTATCAGCCTCGAACTGGAAGCGGCATTGCCCTAGCCGTTTGCGGAGGGCGCCGTAGACCTTAACGACTTTCATGCCGCAAGACCATGGCAGTGTTCTTAGTATAGTAGCTCCCAAGAACGTCCCTACTACTCAGGCGTCCTTGGATGTGATGCAGGATCTGCTGGTCGTCAATGTAGATTGCCGCGTGATTTGGTAGGTTTGAACCAAGCTGCATCAGCAAGGCATCACCATATTGCAACTCTTCAAACGGAATCTTGCGAAACCCTTCGCGGTAGAAGTTGTCAACGTATAGATTCTCGCCACGTTCCCAGAATAGGTCGCGGCGCTCGTAATCATTGAGTTGCAGGCCAAACTCTTTGCCGTACCAATCTCGGACCAGCGAGTAGCAGTCAACTACACCGAAGACAAACTCCCGGCCAACGTATGGCAGATCAAAGTTATCAGGCTTGCAATCGCCCCATGCTTCTGTCTTGGGATTCACGATCACCCATGGCAACCCTGACTTCTGACAGGCAACGCGATCCGCTTGGCTTGGGGCTGGATTGGTGGCGGGATGGCTGTGGACAATGGCCACGATTTCGCCCTGGTCTTCCACTCGCGCATAGTCTTCACCACTTAGAACAAAATGCTCATCCGGTGTGGTGGCAATGTTTTGACACGGGAAGTAACGCCTGCGACCTTTGACCACTGCGATCAAACCGCAGCATTCGCGTGGGTCTTCAGCTTGTGCGTGCTCTAGGATTTGAGCTTCAAGCGTTTCGGTTAGCTTCATTGCGATAGCCCTGCTCCAGGGTAGCTGCCGAATGGTAATGCAGTGTCCGGTGTACGGAAGGTGTACTTGGCATTTGATGTGAACGTGTAGGTTGCAGAGCCTGGTGATGCTGGCAGGAAGTATAAGTTGACGGCAATTGTATCGGCATACAGGTCGCCATAGCTGTTAAGGTAAATGATGCCAGATCCAACAGATGCGATGGTCGTCTCAATGCCATTGCTGCCAAATACAATCATCCCGGCAGATAGACCCGTTGTGTCTATGTTGATTTGCTGAGCGGTTAATATAGTTGACTGGTAGTCATCATATGTGTAGGTCTCAAAGGTCGGAACATAAGTCCCCGCCCGAGCGATTGAATATGGCCTATTGCTAAGCGTTACCGTTGTGCTTGCGATGCCTATTACGGTTGTGCTCGCTGGCACGTATGTTCCAGTTACTACTTGGCCAACGCTGATGCCGGTGTTGTTTGAAACTACTACCGTTGCATTGCTTGTTGATACAGTGCCTGTCTTTGTGCTTAGTGTTGTCATCGTTGCAGCTTGACTCAATGTCAGCGTGGTGGCATTAACGATGGCGCTGATTGTGGTCCCGCTTGGGATGCCCAGCCCAGACACTGCCTGGCCTGCATTGAAGTTAAAATACGATGCGACGGTCATTGATGTGCTGCCATTCGTCACAGAGCCAGCAAGCGTAAATGGCGTGAACCGTACATTACAACTGCTGAACCTTTTGCCGCATACATCACTGCCGCTTGACGTTACCTTGTTGTCGTTGATGTCGTAATAATCAGTGCCGTTGTAACCGCACTCACCACCGCGATAGGCCCACTGGCATACATTAGCGATGATCTGACGCCGTGGCAGCATCACACCAGCAAGATCAAACTTACTGGCTAGCTCAAACTCAACTGCTGCGCGGTTTTCATTTGCCTTACGATCTACGTACCAGATCTCATCTGGGAACTTAGCGTGCGGGTCTGCCCCAGCCTCACCGTCCAGGTATTTCTTCAGCGTACGGATCCGAACAACTTTCGCCCCACCAAGGTCATTGCCTGCGGTAATCATGTTAACTTGCAGCAGCAACGCGGTAATACTGCTGCCGATGTTGCTAACGGTTAGCGACGGGCGTGGCAACGTGCCGGTGCTGGAATAGTCAAAGCCAGTAGCCTCAATCGGCAGCCTTACATACGCTTGGCCATTCCATGTGATGTTGCCAGTTACCGCTGCATTAACGCCATTGTGGAAGTAATAAATCGTGCTACTGCCATGCAACGTACTATCAAGATGCAACTGGAACAGCTCGATGATGGCATTAGGTGCCAGCACGCTGATGTCTTCATAGACCGCGCTGATTGCTGTCCAGGTAACGCTACCATCAACAACCGTGCCATCAATCAGCGTTGGCCATGCCGGCTGCGTGGCGCCTGATGTGCCAGCCGTCGTGCATTTAAACACCAGGCCAAAGTCCTGCACCGTACTGGCGCGAACAATGGCGCCAACCGCATAGCTAGTAGCACTGGCCCAGGCTGTGTATGCCATTAGGGTTCGTACACTTCCCGAAACTTGGTTTGGATTGTGTTGAAGTTACACGACCGCAGTGTCACCTGCCACTCCTCGCAAACATACTTACCTGCGCTGCCACGCGGTGGTGTCCAGTCAAAACTTTCGACTGCGTTGCGCGCCTCCAAAAACGTAAGGATATTGTCGCGTTCGGTATCAGTGCGTTCTGAAAAGGTAAGCGTCCATTCCTTTGGATCAGTGTTCAATCCAAATGTTGCGCGCATTTCATAGCCATCGCCATACTGAATCTTGGAGACACGCGGCTTGCTAGCTTCCGTTGCTTCAAAGCTCGGTGTGTAGGTAAAGGTTGCCATCAGGCCAACAATCCTCCAGGACGCTTTTGCTTGACCAGTTCAGCCTGCACGCTAGCAGCAATCGCTTTGCCCAATGCAGCACTGTTGCCAGCATCACCGGAGACGCTGGTGCCTTTGGCGTCCACGCTGACGTTGACGTTGATGCCGCCACCGCCACCGCCAGCAGCAACACCGAGGCGCCCATCACGGCCACGACGCAGTGGCATGATCGCCTCTGGGCCAGCCTCGCCCATGAGGCCCGTGCCATTGGCGAACGGAAACATGGTCGGTCTGTCAACGATGCCACCGCGGGCAAACTTCTGGATCCCGTTCTGAGCAAAGACGCCGCCGTTGGCGAAGCCAGGAAGTTTGAATAGCTTGCCAACACCTCCCACCAGTGGCGCGATGATCGCCTGCTGGATCGCAATCCGGGCGATGTCCTGAATGATGCTGTTCGCCAGATCGGCAAAGTTTAGCTTGCCGGTGGTGACAAAGTTGACCAGCTGATCCTCGAGTCCTTTGAATGCCCCCTTCACCGAATCAGCTACTTGCGCACCGAAGTTGGTCAACTGGTCATAGTATTGCTTGAGGCTTTCGCCGAAGGTGTCCTTGAAACTTTTCTTCACATCTTGACTGGCCTGGATCAGTTCGCGCAGCTTGGCGATCTGCGCATCAGTCAGGCCAGGCATCCGCTGGCGGATAGCATCCAATTCCCGATCGATCTCAAGTTCTTTGAGTTTTTCGCCGGTGATCATGCCGGCCTTGATTTTCAAATCCTCAACCGTGCGATTGTAGTTTTCCTGCAGCTCTTTACGCTTGACAAAGTCTTGCGCAACAGCAACGCCCAGCTCCTTTGCATAATCAACCTGCGTCTGCAACAACGTCGTCGCATTATTGGCCTCCAGTTTCTGCCGTTGCCGTATGCCGAGCTTCTGCTTGTCAAGATCCAACAAGGTCAACATGTACTCCAGCTCAGCTTGCACCAGCTTGTTGCCGTTAAGTTTAGCCCTGTTCAGCATCATGCTGAGATCCAGTTCCTGCGCCGTGATGTCAATAATCTCCTTTGCCTTGCTACCTCCAGTCGAGCTGCTGCCTGGCGCGAGTGGTGGAGTTGCCAAAGATCCGCCGCCTGATCTTGATGGAAGCTTGGCTGCTTGCACCAATCGGCCGGTGATTGTGCTGTAGACGTTGCCTTGAGCATCAGAGTAGGTTCTGCTTACTCCAGCATTTTGCAGGCGCTTAGCCCCGATCTGTTGCCTGATATTCTCACTAGCACCGGCAAAACCAGAGTTCAAGCGGTTGATTAGCTCCGTTGTGCGGTCCAGTAGGAACTTGAAAATCGGCTCTAGCTTTTTGCCGATGTTGATCGCAAGGTTGGTAAAGGCATCAGACAGGGTTGACAACTTCCCCTTAAGAGTGTCGCTCTGAGCGATGGCCCCGTTGGCATACTTTCCGCCTTTTTCAGTCAGGCGTTCAATTGCAACTTCTACGGCTTGAGCGGGGATGAGACCTTGCTCCAATGCCTTTTGCAACTCTTTGCCGCTCAGGCCATACATCTTCTGGAGTTCTTGCTGAAGCGCGACACCGCGCTCTTGGAACTGCAGCAGCTCTTCGCCTTGCAGGCGCCCCTTAGCGACAACTTGACCGTAAGCCGTTGCTAGTTCGCTGATATTGGCGCCGGTAGCACCAGCAATATCACCTAGTTGTTTGGTAACCTCAACGACACGTTGGCCCTGAACGCCAAAGGCGTTCAAACGCTTGGCCGTTTCAATCAGCTCAGTAGACTCAAAAGGTGTGACGTTGGCAAAACTCCGAAGCTGGTCAATAATGGTAGCGGCTTGCGCAGCGCTACCAGTGAGCACTTGCAGCGATTTGGTTTGGCTTTCTAGGGTTGCCGTATCGCCAAAGATCTTGGCCAGAGTAAATCCCCCACCAAGACCGATCAGCACGCCATTTAAGCCGCGAAATCCATCGGAAATAGTTGCAAGGCTACGGTTTGCATTTTTGGCCTGGCCCTCGAGCCCTTGCATCGAGTTGCCAAGCCGGCGGATGTTGTTCTCGCCGACCACGTTGGCCGTGATCTTCAGGGCAGCTTCGAGGTTCATCGCCATGATCAGCCCCCCGGCTTGTTGATGACTTGCATGGCCGCGACCTCCATGGTCTTTAGGTCTTCCAGCAGGGCGCGCTGGTCCTGTACCTCATACAGTCTAAACAGCCATTGGGCTGCTGAGTAGTCCAGGCCGATGACCCCGCTCATGGTTGATCGCCATTGAGTTTCTAGCCGCAGGAACATCTCCACAGTTGCCCAGTTGTCGGGATGCACCTCGAACTGAGCTGCCACAGGTGGCGGCAGGTCTGGCAACTCGAAACCCATGGCCACGGCATCTGCAGCGGCATCATCAACGACACCGCCGCCTGCCCAGTATTCCGCAGCCTCTGTCAGTTTTTTCGCTTGGCTCCCTGCAGGCTCTCGAAGTAGGCCAGCGTGATCGCGGCCGCCAGCATCGGCACGTCCAGCAACTGCTGCAGTGCCAACTGGCTGAATGGGATTTGATTGCCACTGTTGTCAGTGACCCCAGCCCATCCGATCAGAACCTCACCAGCCAAGATGGCATCGGTGATCTCCTCCCCCTTGATCTGCTCCCCGATCTCTGTGATGCGCGACTGCGGCAGCCGCTTGAACTCGCCATCGAATGTCTGCCGTTCATGCCGGCCACCATCGACTGGGATGTCGAAGGTGACCGGCCAGGTGTAGGAGTCAGACTGCTTTAGGACGAATGCCACGCGGATCAGGTGTAAGCGATTGACAGCTCATCATTGCCCGAACTGGTCGGAACCGCAATGAAGGGCATGTTGAGCATCTGCACGCCGTCCTGATCGCTGTAGCTCAGATTGCCCAGGTCAGACTGCGCAGTCGTCACCGTGCACCTGTTGCCGGCTGTGGTGCCGTGCTGGAAGGTGATGCTCCCAGTGCTGCTGCCAGTGGCGATCGCGAAGAAGTCCTTCGCCGTAATGGTCGGCGCCTCGATCACGACGGTGCCGCTGGGTGCTCGGTTGGTGATCAGGATCTCCTTTGAGCAGCCGACCAGCTCGCGATAGATGACATCGTTGGCCATCGAGAAGTTGTAGGACTGCAGGCAACCGTTGTAGGAGAACGCGGAGAAGCTGGTGGTGTTGCCCTCCTTGAACAGCAGCGGGGCTGCCTGGTTGGCGTAGGTGGGGGTCGGCAGGGTCTCGTCGGTCGGGGCGTTGTAGATCCCGGTCATTGTGAACGCGATCGAGGGGATCGCACCCACCTCAGCGTTGAGCTCAAAGGTGCCGCGGCAACCCGTCAGCTTGTGCCGGGTGCCGTCTTCGTGATAGTGGATGGTGCAGCTCTCGAAGCCGCTGCTCTCGGGCGCATAGGTGGCGCTGGTGCTGGTGACCAGGGTCTCGCTGAGGCCGCAGCTGCGCAGCACCGGGCCATAGGCCGGGGCAGTCCCAGCGGTGCCGGAGCCGGCCAGCTCAACCTCAAAGCTGACTTCGACCCGGGTGTTGGCCAGCAGTTGATCGGCCTGGCCCATGTATGGACGCACCAGGTCGCGGTTCACCGTGTCGGCAACAAGCGGCTGGATCTCAAGGTTGCGCACCAGGATCGCGTTGCTGCTGCCTGTCGGCGATGAGTCGGTGCCGTAGGTGGTTTCAATCTTCGCCAGGATCAGGCGTCGGCGAGTCAGAACTGATGCCATTGGAGGCTACCTCGAAGGTTGGATGAGGGGCCGGCTGGGTCCGCTCGACGAGCTTTCGCTTGCCGGTTTTAGGATCGACCAGATAGCTGCCGCCCTGGCCTTTGTGTTCGTCCACCATCGTAGCTGCTACGGGCTGAGGGATAGATCGGCCACTTTGGTCCGATACCTGACAGCGTAGTCGCAGCTGATCACACCGCTGGGCTGATCTGCTTCGACCAGATCAAACGACACCGAGACAGGCTGCACATCGTAGGCATTGCCGCTCAGGGTGAGATCGGCCATCACCTTGGCGTGGAGGCTTTGAACTGTTGCATCAGCCACTTGGTCGGGGATGTCGCCGCGAACGATCACCGAGATGCGAACGGTCAGGGTCCAGTCCAGCGTTGGCAAGCTGGTGTTCTGCTCAGCGTTATCGCTGACGGGTTCGACCACGATCGCCGGCAGCTCGCCCCTGGCTAGTGGTTCGACCCTGCTGCGGTAGATCCGCGTGCTGACTCCTGTGGTGCCGATTAGCGCCGTGCGGATCGCCGCCAGGATGGTCTCGCGTTTGGTTGCCATGGCTTAAGCCGATGCGACTTGAACAACAGTGCAGATGATGCCGGGGATGCTGGGATGTGTTGGGCTTTCACCTGCTGCCTCAGCATGGATGTAGGCCGCGACATTGCTGGTCGCCCAGATCAGTTCGAGGTAGTCGTTGGTGGTCAAGCCCAGCACGAAGTTGACGCAGCCGATCACGTTGCCATCAATGTTGCCACGCCGGGCAATGACGCTGAACCGACTGTTGCTAGCGGACACGTTGGTGCCATTCTTGCGCAGCCAGACATCGATGTCGTGAATCGAGTTGTCCGTATTGCTGAATTGAATCGAGAACGTAATGCTGTAGATGCCGGGATGATCAAAAGTGATCCGGTCGTTTGAGATGATCTTGATGTCACGGCTTGCCGTGTCAATCTGCCGCAGCTTGATCGCATAGGCCGTGTTAGCCAGCGCCGCCACCTGCGACGTCTCATCCCAAAACGATCCCCAGTAGCCAGGGTTTCCGAAGTAGGGCAGGCCAGACCATGCCGTGCGGTTGTCTCCAATTTTTAGGTTCTCAGTATCGCTTTCAAGTCCAGGCTCACCAGCCAGCAGCACTGGATTGGTTGCCGACCACTGGCTGCGTGTGTTGACCTTGAATGGGCCGCTCATGTCTTTTGGAGTGCGATCTGAACAAACTTGCCATCGTCGATCAACAAGGTTTCGCGCACCGTGTAGGCCACGCTATCGACCGTGATCGCGTTGCCGCGGATCAAGCTGCCGAAATTAGATGCCCGCGCAGTCAGCGTGTAGTCAGTGCTGAGCACCATGCCATCGCTCAGGATCTGGCTCGGCATGTCCAGAATCCCATTAGCAGTAACGGCGCCAGCTGTGCAGCTGACGCCGAAGTCTGCCAGGAAGATGTCCAGATCTTCCGTGATCGCCATCAGCTGTACTTCTTGGAGCCCAGGCCGACGATCGTCACAG